CCACAACCTTTTACCGTGTGCTGTGACGACGTGAATGTCTGGGTTTAAGAAAGGACACTCATCATAACTCGGACAGTTTCCAGCATAGCCAATGCCTGTCACGATGCCTGTGTGTCCTTGGCCGTTCTGTACTAAATCACCGAGCTTCACTACTAGTCTCTGTCTTTCTCTATTGTTTCTACTATTATAGTATAACAGGTAAGCTACTGAAAGTCAAGGTTTTTCTATGACTAGCTCTAAGTAATTTTTAGCGATCCACTCTGAGCCGTTTTGAGTGTACACTTTCACCATGGTGCCTCTCGTGGGCGTCTCGATAACGACACCCAGCCACTCAGTAGCTCCGGCTTGGGGGAACCTATCTCTAACTAAATCGCCGGCATTCACTGATTAGCTCCATATCCTCTTCACGGTAATACCAGTTCTGTTTTCCGTCATTTATTATCCAGTACCCTTTATCCGTCCACAGCGATGGGCTTGGATAAGATGGCTTGCCATAATACCCTACCACTACGCAAATAATATCTCTTATCTCCCAGCCTTTGGATCTAACCTTCACTAAATCGCCGGACGTCACTTACAACCTCGCATCCACTGGTAACCCACCAGGCTGTCTTGTTATTCGAATGGACTTTTATCGTACCACCAGCACCGTTGACGTATAACACAACACCAATGTCAGTCCAATGGCCATAATACTTCACCAAGTCACCGACTTTCACTTATCACCTCTATCGTGTTCGGTTTTTGTGCAAGGAAATCACCGTTGCCCCACTGCACAAAGAAGTTTATCCCATTGTTATCTATTATAATACCACGTTTTCTATCATTTGTCAAGTCTATGCCGGTCAAATATGAGCAAGATTTATGGTATGCTACCTCTATAGGGGACCATCTTACTAAATCACCGACTTTCACTGAGTATCTCCAAGAGTCTTTCGTTTAGTGTTTGTTTTAGACTTCCGTCCAAAGATAAGATAACAAAGGCTTGTCCGCTCGAATTCGCGAAAGATAGATCTTCACGTTTTCCCACGATAAGGTAGCGTGTTCCGTATCGGATTGTCTTCACCAAATCACCGACTTTCATTGATTAACTCCATAGACGATTTGTGAACAAAAAGTGTTACACCGTCAGTCCTTAAAACATCATAAAAACCTTCGCCATTTAAGGCGCTTTTTATTAAGCCTACAACATTGTGGTTTCTCACAAGTCTCACCAAATCACCTACTTTCATTTGACTTCCCTCAAGCTACTTTCCGAAGCAGTGCCAATTCCACCGTGTTGCCACAGTATTCTATACTCAGGGCTATCATATCTGTTGATAAGAAAGTCAACACTGAACCCAAGAATGATTCCAACAGGTTTCTTTTTTTCCTTTGCTGGCAGTGCTATACAGACTAAATCACCGACTTTCATTTGACTTCTCCATTTCTCTATACTATAAGTATAGCAGGTAAACCACTGAAAGTCAAGGCTTTTTTTCGCTGAGTAGCTTTAAATCGTAGTCCCACACATTGTTTCCAATCGTGCCGTTTTGCCACAAGACTTTGAAAGCCTTGTTTAGACGCGGAGAGCCTAGCCGGGCTTCACCCACAAGCACACCAATCTTCGTTGGTAATGAGCGAGAAGGATAGTTGTCTTTCACCAAATCACCGACTTTCATTGATCAACTCCAGGTCTCTTTTCGGTGTTGTTGTTATTACGCTGTTGTCCCTGTTCCACATGACCATTCTTCTCTCATCGGTCCCTGGTATCTCGCGAAGGATGATTCCGTACCAGTCAGACCAATTGTGATGATCGTATCTCACTAAATCACCGACTTTCACTGATCACCTCCAATGCTGTAAAGGCTAATAGCATCTTAGCGCGCGAGGTCGTGACAGTAACGGTGGGTCCATACTGCTCGCGGTCCCAGGCACTCTCCCTGCCAGTGTATCCAATAGCCAACACCACACCGATATCGCCTCGTCCGCTTCTTACCAAATCACCGACTTTCACTGACAACTCCTATACTTGGATGACCAACCTCAAACCAACCACTACCATCTCCACTGAACCAGCGTATAAATGCGCCTCTGGCATCTCCAGGTTGTTGCAGACTCTCATCCAGTTCTACAACCAGGCCGTAGTCTACAGTAACAGCGTCTGCATACTCGGTATACCATTGGACCAAATCACCGACTTTCATTGAGAAGCCTCGCGCTTTGTTCTATTTGCCTGCCTAGTGCAATGTATTTCCCATCTGTCATGACGAGCCAATCGTATTCATAAGAGTCGCTCCTTGGCAATTTCTTAACCAAAATAGCAACATAACTTTTCAAGTCAAAATGATTACCTACACCACGAGATAATCTCACCAAATCACCGACCTTCACTGACTAACTCCAACAAATTTTTGTCCATATTGTATTGAGTGTTGGTGTCAAAGAAAAGGACCATACACCTGTCGTTCTTCAGGTCATGAGTTATAATACCAAAACGCGTGGGAGTCCAGCGCGGTGTTTGTTTCACCAAATCACCGACTTTCACTAATAACCTCCATCGAATCTATCCAATAATCACCAATGTCACCATTTTTCCACAGAATCTTCATCATCGTTTTTATGGCCGGGGATGGGCGCCAGCCTGATGTCGGTTTTCCCACAACCAAACCTACGGAAGCGGGATGTTTCTTAAACCTCACCAAATCACCGGTTTTCATTTGTTTTTTTCTTTACTCTTTTAAGCATCCACCTGGGAAAATCCTGGTATCGACTATGCTCATCCCAGGCGATATAAACTCTGAACCAATTTTCGTCGATCTGTGAAAAAATTACACCCTTCGTGGATTTTGGATGCACTGTATCGTTACCTGCAACAATATAAACCAAATCTCCAACTTTTACCACTCTGGAAAATCCGCAAATAATCCCTCTAGAGAAGGGGTGCCGAAGGTTACTTTCCCTGGTGAGTCAGATTCTTTCTTATTCTTTTGTCGAGTCATTTCATGCGTTTCCAATATGCCGAGGGCCTGTACAACAGGGTGAGTCGGGTCGGCGGATAAATATACTCTCACCTTTTCTCCATTGTGCATTGTGATTACCGGGTCTCCGTTACGGACAACCACATGCTTGACCACATCTACAGAAGTCATTGGCTTTGAAAGGCTTAGCTTCTTTGAGTTATAGCTTTTTCCTCGTGAAAACTCAAACAGGCCGCGAGAATTGCATTTTATTATCTCTCTCTCGTCATACATGAGAAATGATATGTGTTTTATTTTGTAATTCACCCTCTTTTCCTCTTTAAGTCTGACTCATGCGCAAATATTGTGGAGACATCACCAGTAAGTAGTATACTGTAAATCCTGGAGCCTGCCGCGGCTCGAGTGACCGGTTTTGAATCGATGCCTATCACAAATCCTACTTTGTTTTTTTCATAGTTTCGACACATCTTATTGGGATGGCTTGTTTCAGGGTTGTAGTTTGCCAAATCCAATCGATTATTGGATCTTATTTGTATGCAATCTCCCTTCTGGAATTTCAACTCCTTTCTATGTATCTCTCTAATTTTTTTAGCATACTTGTTGCAACAGAACTTATTCCAATCTCTCTTTGTGAGAGTGAAGTGCTGTGGATTGCTCAATATAGTGCTTACATAATTGGAATAGTAAGGGGGGTTGGCACTATAGTATTTTGCAACCTGTAAGGCTTCGTCGCGGTGGCGCTGACTAAACCCATCAGCCCACAACTCTTCTTCTTCCATTACTTCTGAGTTATATTTCTGATAGATGATTCCCAACCATCTCTCTTGGCCAAAGCTGAATTCTGACTTGTAGTCACTCTGGGCAATCAGGGAAGATATAAATGTGGATTCTCTCTCCAACAAGAAAGAGGACCACTTCTCTAAAAATGACTGCAAATATTCTTTAGAGTTTTTGTCCTTGCTCATACGTTAGCCTTTCGGAGGCTGGATCTTAAGGTTTTTAAGGTTTTTGTTTGGGTGGCCCACAAGACCGATACGATGGCATCACCGCCGAATATATTAGAGTCAATTATTTTTAAAAGTACTCCAGGGGTAGTCTCCCCTCTAGTAATAACTAAATCGCCAGGTTTCATATACGCTCCTTCATTGTTATAATAATATATTACACTATTTTTTAAGAAAAGTCAATAATATTATTGCTTTAACTCGCTAATATCGTATATTAGTTCACTACAATGGTACCAGCCCATGGGGGCGCTGGGATTGGCCCAAATCATGAAGCCCATAAAGTCTTTAACCCCCAAGCACTGGCCATGGCAACCGAACCTGGTGGAGTAGAAGATGGTATTTCTCTTGAGTTTGCCTTTCTTCATTCTTGACCGTAAGTTGTGGGCATCTCCTTGACTAAATTAATAAATTCTTTATTTTTTCTGGTTACTTTGCCCGGGCGCGTTCTCTTAATCGATTCAGAGGGCAACTCTGCCCATTCGCCGTTGACTGGGAAATAGACTAAGTGCTTTCCTGAAGCTTCGTCAGTCTTCAGGAAAATTCCCTTTTCCCCCTTTATATCCAAATCAAAGAGATCATAACTTACTATGACCTTCACTTCTTCGCCGCGGGTTATCACGTTGTTAATCCTTTCTTAAAAGCGTGTCTGTAATAGCTTGAACACACTGAAGCCTTTCAGACTCATCGGCCATACAATATGCAGACTTTTCTTCGAGAATTGTCCTTATGAGAATAAAGGTTTTCTCATAATCATTTTTTGCGTCGGCCATCTTCTTCGAGTCCAAGTCGTCGACAATGAAACCTTCGACTTCTCGCTGGGCACCTTTAGGTCCGGTGGTTGAGGATTTCCATTTATACCCTTTTCCCATCCTAATATTATTCATCATGATTCTCCGTTTCGTTAGCTAAAATGAGGAGAGTGTCCGCTAGTTCAAAGGCAGAATCAATATCCAAATCAATTCGGTGAGTGTTTCCTAAAAGTATTGTAACTGAATTGTTTTCATTGAACACTTCTGTGAGTATCATATCACCCTCTGGTGTGTTGATATAAAATTGTTTTTTGCTTGTTAGTGACACTTATTTCTCCGTTTTAGTAAATTATACTAGCTGCTCTTCGCTATCAAAAGAATAAAGCTTCCAGTATTTGTATTTTATTATGTTGCCCTCTAGCAGACCTGATTGCATTAGAACATTGTAGGAGTCCTTTCCTATTTTTCCTACTATGGTTCCCTTCACATTCAGGGGCTTGCCAAAAGGAAAGTCTCGAATCCAGACTTCATCTCCCTTTACAAATTCCATACTATTAATTAGTATGGACTTCTAGATTATTGTTCTAGAAGGATTTTTCTGTATCTCAAAAGAGCACGTTCTTTCATTTTGCATTCAAGCATCATATCATAGTCTACGCCGTATCTGTCGACTCTGTTGTAGATATAATCAGAGTGTGCTTGGACTCTGATCTTCTCGTCTTTGTGCTCCTCACGGCGGGATTCCGAAAGGTGAACAACGGGCTTGATACCCTTTGGCCACGTCGAAGCTGCAAGTCGAACTGCTTCTTCTTCCGTCTGCCCATTGCGGCAGAAGCGGAAATGATGATAGTCAAACACGATTGGCACCTTTACTTTCTTGTATATGTAGCTGTAAAGGTGCCTAACAGACCACATAGACGCTTTATCGTCGTTTTCCAGAGTAAGCCTAGCCCTCGTGCCTTCGTCCAGTCTAAGGAAGTTTTTGCACCATCTGTGTGCGGTTCCTTCAAAGTCTCCACCATATGTACCGCCAACGTGAATGTTAATCTTGTTGTAGTGACTAGGAGCAAAACCCATAAGATCAAAGATTTTCGAATGACCGTTTAGTTCCTTGATAGCTTTATCTGCAACTGACTGTCTTGGCGAACCAAGGACGTTGAAGGGGCCAGGGTGGAATGTTAGCCTGTGATTGTTACGGGTGGCATACTCTCCGGCAAGATCTAAATGATAGCAGATCTCATTGTAATCAGGAAGATCACTGAACTCGTATTCAGACATCCAGGGAAAGATGTCTGAGGACATACGATAAAACTTAATACCATTTTCTTCATTCCACTCAAGGATTTTTTTGAGGTCTTTGATGTTCTGTAGTGCGAGTTCTGATACATAAGGCAGACCTTTCGCTTGAAAGGTTCTTTTAATCATTGAACGGTTGGTGGTGATGCGCTTAGATTTAGGCACATCGGATAGGGTCATGTTTATACAGGCGTATCCGTAATTCATGATTGTTCCTTGTTGTGGTTGTTTATAAAGTATAGCTTAATTTTTATGAAATGTCAACATAAATTGCGCCCCGGATAGGATTCGAACCTATGACCCACGGCTTAGAAGGCCGTTGCTCTATCCAGCTGAGCTACCGGGGCAAAAAATTCTTATTATATTTTCTCTAACTCTCTTACGAGGGAGTGTTTATAACACACTGGTTGGTAGGATTCTGCTCCGCCCACAAGTACTTCTTTATCTTCTTTACAAAGACGCTCTGTATAATAGGCATCTCTATCACACTTAGCACACACGGCAGGGCATATCTCTATACTGGTTGCCCAAGGCATTATATCCTTGACTTCATCAAACGGCACATACCCGGTGGGTTGTGAGGATAACTGGAGACTAGATATTAGAATGGTTTTACCCTGGCGATACAAGTCGAAACAAGCACGAGCTGAACCTGGAATCATAAATAATTCGTCTACGGCTACAACATCATGCAGGGCCCCTTGTTCTAATATCTCTGCTCCTGACTTGACCAGTATAGAAGTATGCTCCTGACCTTTGTGTGTTACCACCTTACTATCAGAATATCTATCGTCGATGTTTGGCTTAAACAAGATAGTAGTTTTCTTTTGAAACCTGTATCTTTCAAGTGCCGCAAGCATTCTTGTGGTCTTGCCACCAAACATTGGTCCGGTAAATATTTTGAGTTCAGGTGATTTCACTTTAGAGGTCGATCGAGAAAGAACCGTCGTCGTGGTCAACGGACGCGGTCCACCCGCTGGCGGCGTGTGGCGACTTTTTAAGATTGCCAAGCGTTGTCGTCAACTCTGACGATACTGTGCACTTTCCTCTCTTATAGTCGTATTGCTCAATACTGCACTCAATCAAACTGTCAAGGTCCATAAAATTCTCTTTAATTTGTTCGACTACATAGCCGTCAAAATCAAAAGACCCTCTCTCATAACCTTCCAGGTAATCTCCGTCCCGAAGTACATCAATGGCGGCTTCGTCTCCGAAACTTGTTTTGACGCTCAGGTCTGGGTCTAGGATTAATCCCATAACTCGATCGGCTGTGCAAGTCTGCTCAACTGATTGTTCCTCTAGGTCCCCTGTGCTGTGCCAACCCTCGTGGTGATCCTCGTAAGTTAGGGTCACAATCGTGTCGTCATTTCCAGGGATCTTGTTTACTTTGCTCATATTTTCTCCTTTATAGTTAAAAGCAATTTCTCAATTCGTATTAATATACTACGATATTTTTAAGTTAAAGTCAACAACTAAATCTTAAATTTTTTCTTATATTTTGCATATGTTTTTACCAGTTCTGATTTAGAGATGCTGGGGTTTCCGGACGTGTCATATTTGAATCCCATATGATTCGGATCAGCAGCCGGGCTAAATTCGCCTTTCCACATTCTCTTGAATATCTCTGCGGCGGATTCCGATAAAGTCTTTATGAAATAATGACTGGGAGTTCTTAGGCCTTTTTCGTCTGGGCCAATCGTGTCAAACACTTTTCCAGCTAGGGCACCAACTCGGCGAATGGCAATGTTCGCGTCGAGACGGTCCATAAAACTGAAGTCTGGGTGCGTGAGCGGCTCAACTATCTTTGGGCGCTTTTCTTTCCTACGAGACCACACCTGAAATACACACGGTACATCGTAGTCTTCCTTTGATCCGCCTAGGTCTTCGATGTAAAAAGAGTTCTCAGGCAGGATTATCTCTTTTTCTAGCCAAAAATTCATATTAATTCTGTTTGTTAAAGTTGCTTTGCGGAATGTCCGCGGCAATATAAATGCTATCTTGCTTGCATACTTGGAAGAGTGTTGAAAAAAGTCTACCGCTAACTTTGAGTTGTTGCCAAATGGCGGGTTTCCAACAACTGCAATCTTCTCCCCTTTACTGTTTGCAAAATCATAATCAAAAAAGTCACCCTCTTCAATTTCTGGTATTTTTGGGTCTATATCAATTCCGTATCTTTTCTCTCCCGGCAGTAGATTGAAAAAATCTCCATGACCAGCAGAAGGTTCGACGATAAAATCAAAACCGGTGAGGTCGACATTCGTGATACACATCTTTGCAATTTCCGGCTTTGTGTAATATTGTCCGTTCTCATCTGCGTAGAATGCGGACTTGGTGCCGTATAACTTTGCATGGAGCGTTTTCGCACTGTTTTTGAGCTTTATTGATTTTGAGCTTTTTGCGAATGTCTCTATCGTCCGAAATAAAGTGTCTTTATCGCATTTAGATAGCAGATCTGTAAAGTCATTAAAATTTGTATTGTCTAGCTCTTCTTGCGTAAAATATTTATTCACAGAATAACTCCTTTCTTTTTGTTTTTGCTATTGTTGCTTTTGGGTACTCTTCTAGAAGCGCGGCGCCGTCTTTGAAGATAACCTTAACTTGCGGAAAATCAATAATATCACAACAAATATATACTAACTCTGCGGCGTGCTTATGTGTGGTCTCATAACAAAACTTTCTGCCCGACCCTAGCTGGTTTGAGGGCATAAATTTTAAACCTCTACTTGTAAAGTTCTTTGCATCATACTTTTGATTAGTTTGGTCGATGTGGTCATAACCCTTACATCTTTTTATGTGGGTAAGTTCCGGGAACCAATGTGTCAGTTGAGGCTCAAGAAAGTGCGAAGCTACTCGACCATCTTTGAAGATGTCGATAACCTCGGCGCGTGAGAGTGTCCCAAATGAGAAATTTTTGATTGTAAAGTTAAAAACCTTATTTTTAATAATCTTGTGCATAACAGCTAACCTTGCTTTTTTAGTCTAGTAACTTACTATACTATGATTAGCAGCAAAAGTCAATCAATATTTTACTGAAAGTAGTGACAATTTTCTTCTTGCCATTGTAGCGACAAGGGTGGCGAGCACTGGTCCTTCTCTAGGAGCCAGCAGAATGCTTTATGGTTTCTACCCTCATGGGACCAGAAGCACTCTTCCTCGCATGGTTGGCCGTGGGCTGCGGACAGTGGGTTATAACAAATCCACACCCTTGAAGAATTTTCCAAGAGAAGCGCATCAACGGCCTCGGTCGAAGCATCAAGGTCCGAAACTTCGGCTGCGGGGTCATCGCAGCTAAGAAATAAAAAAATTATACAAAAAATTATTATTTTATACATCGTTAATCACAGATATTTAATCCAAGAATATCTTCTTCTTTCTGTCAGATAATCCTTATTGCATTCATTGGAGTATGCCTCTCTCTCGAAGGGGTTTTCGCGATACGATTTAACCCCGCTGCGGTATTTGACTAGTCCAATGAGCCAGAACGATAAATAGAATAGAAAAAAGAAAATAAAAGCCATTTCTAACTGCTGCTGGAAATGAACGGTTTCATGCCTCTTGGTTACGGGCGACATATACCCCCTTGAAAAGACGAAGCCCATTAAAGATATCGCGCCTATCTCAATAGGTGAAATCTTTGATAGCCACACAGGGATGCGACTATTCTCTATAAACATGGGCTTCCAGCTCTTCATCTCTCTACAACCATCAGGGTGCCTGGATTGTGGACGTTCTCTATTCCACAGTGCCACCCATACTCCTTCACGATACGATCCACAAGATATTTCATCTGATCTGAGTTTCCTGTTATTATCTTACATGGTAGTTCTACAAAATTTAAGAAGTTTTTTACTTCTTCTTCTACATTGAGGTGCTTGACACCGTGTAAGTCTAGGCTTCTCATCTTATTTTGCACTCTTCTTCTTTTTTTGCTCCCGTAAGCTATCGACACTTCAGAAGACTTATTATCAAAATTGCTCCACAAGGTTTCTTTCTTCGACCGGTTGATGTGACCTCCTAAAAAATAATATACATATTTAGGCGTCACCTTGGTCACTACTGCGGCTCTTGGGCCGGCGGTGATCATATCACCCTTTCTAATTTTATAACCCTTCAACTTTGCTCCTTTATATTTTCTTTTTTCTCTAACTTAAATAGCCAATTGGTTGAGACGAAACCAAGCGAGTCATTAACTCGGTTTTGTTTAGACACCATTTTGGCAAAAAAGTTTTGATATTTTGTACCGGGTTGCATCATCACTAGTCCCAGCTCCCTATGATTTTTGCCTTTAGATTCATCTTTGTATACATCTATTATCTCCAGAAGGACACCCACCCATTCTTTCCCATGTAGAAGGTGGTATACCAGATCTCCAACCTTTATCTCTCTGGTGTTCGATATCTTCTTCCGCATAATAAGTAATTACCCCTAGAGTAATTAATGAGAAGATCCAAAGAATCACAATAATCGGCATAATTTTATTTAATAAATCGCACATAATAATTTAAAGTCATTGAAAACAATATAGCTATTAATGCAATCCAAGGGTGTTTTATATCAAACATATGAGTTAATCTTTGTTAAAGATGCCAAATCAGAAAGACACTCCTGCGCGACGTCGCCTCGATTTCGAGAATTTGCATCTTCTAGAATAGACTTGAGCTTATAGAACGCCTTATCACAGTTCATATAAAATTGAAATGCCTCCAAGGCTGAGACAAAGCTTGATCGGCCGATGGATTTCGAGCGTGATGAGAATTCTGAAACACCGTAGCCGGCGATCTCTAATCTAAAAATGACGTCAGTTGATGCGTCAGAGCCTAGGCTTCTTGAAGAGGCGCCAAAAATTGGCTTCACCACTAGATCAACTAACTTTAGGTGTCTCAAAGACTTAAACTCTTCCCCAAATGTTTGATGGCATTTTTCGAAGACGGCGTCGACTAGACCATGGGCTTTAACCTCTTTGAATTGGTACAGCTTCTTTCTTGAAGACCCCAACCTTTCAAACGAAAAACATACGCTAGTCTGCTCTGTATCATAGGATTCTCTTGTTTTGATTTCTAGCGGATTTAACTTAATTATTTCTTTACCTAGGCGCTTTGACAACATACTCTTAACATCTTCTCGGCGGAAGTCTTTTGGGGCCTTCACTACTCTAACCTTTCTAGACCTGCTGAAACTTTGAATAAAGTTTTTACATTTGATAATTTCCGGACATCTCTCAGGATTCTAACCTTCACGTCCTCAGGTGACCTGAATTGACCAGGGATGGAGGGAATAAACTTGATAGAGAGACCAGCTATGTATCTCCCGTCAGCAATCTTTTGATTTTTAATGACAACAGTTACAATTGTAACATTTGGAAGTGCGCGCAGATCTGCCAAGATATCATCGAGGCCGCGGGTTTTATTCTCTTCCAGTGTCAAGCTGTAAGTGAGCATACAGTAGAACTTGTAAATACCGCGCTGTCGGCTGCGGCCTTTTTCCTCGTTTAAACTCATCTCCACTTTATCATAAAAGGAGTTCTTTGTCAAGGGTTTGCTACTTTCCTGAACAGGCGAATGAGGTGACCTCTGAGGCCGGCTGTCTTGACGGTATCCCCTCTGGGTGAAGACCGAGTTAATCAACTGTAACATATCATCATGATCTTTTTGAGCGGAAGAAAGTGTGAAAGCGCAAAACTCCCTGAACCCTTCTACATCGTTAGCTGTCATCAAGCCCTGTTTAAGCTGAAAAAAGACAGCAATATCGCCGTGGTCGTTTTCTATTCTTATTTCCTCAAAGCCAGCATATCCTGCTTGGTCCAGGCGGGCCCATATGGCGCCTGATAATTCTCTTGATTCTTTAAAATCAATTGATTCTAATGAGCGTTCAGTATTCGAGAACAGGCTATCCCGGGTGTCAATGTCGATTTGCATTGTGGCCCCATAACTGACATGGGCATCGCCACGATCAAGGAAGGGGTGCTGTTCTATCTCAAACCATGGTGTTATGTGCTCCAAATCTTCGTCCGCCTCGTTCTGGATCAGCTCACAAGCGCGCTCTGCGGCGACCAAGGTGTCCGGGGGTGGATTGTCTTCGACTGATTGTTTTGCTGAAGATGTAATATCATGATAGATTTGGCTGTTCAGATTTTTTAAGAAGCCTTCATCTTTACCTCTATAATCGGGCATTCCGTCTAGATGCTCTCTTATAATATCCCATAGATCGTCGGGGTTCTGCGCCTTGTTTGGGGTATCGTGAAGCATAGTCAAATCGCCATCTTGGTCAAACTCTAAAGTGATCAGGTGGTTTGGGTGACCTTCTTGCAGCCCATAGAAGTAGGACATCACAAAGACCTTGCCTTCCTCTTCAGTGTACTGCACAAAGTAGTTTCTTTTTTCTGGTTCTGATATGCACCAATCTGTAAGTCTTGGATTCTGTCCGTAATAGCAGCTAGCTTGTTCTGTCAGCGGGCGGATAGCAAAAACACCATGATCAGCGTAGATGACTTCTGAATTCTCTTCTGCTTGTTTTTTATCTGCTGCAGCCTTTTGTGCTTTTGCCGACGTCGTGACTCCTAGCTTGTCTAACCTTCTCTTGATTTCTTCATCATGGTATTTGTATATGTCTTTTTCTTCAAATTTGTGTTGGTTTTGATCGAAAAGCATAACATGATCAAGTATAGCCTCACACATCTCCAAAATATCAGGGTCTCCCCTTAATTCGTCTGGATCCTCAACCTTGATGCGTCGGTCTGCTTCTCTGGCGAACCACATAAGATACTTTGATACGCCTTTCGGCCCCAGGAGGGCGGCAATCTGCTGCTGGGCCCAACCTATCCAATTGGATTGTGTTAGAACGGGATACTTGGCTTTTATATCCTTCAATCTTGCCTCAAGAAGAAACCCTGGCCATCGGGATTCAATCAAGTACTCTTTCCACTGTTTATTAAATTGCATAAATGAAACACCTTTTTATACTAAATAGTTGCTAAGCAGTAGTGTTAATAAAAAATTTGTATTAGAATAATTAATATTGACAAGCCTAGGCAAATCATGGTTTTCGTAGTGAACATGGATTCTCCGAGCAAAAACCAAGTTAGCACAGGAAATACCACGAAACCAGTGCAAGAACCAATGAACCGAGCTGACCAAACTGAACCTGTTGCATCTGATACTATTTTCCATGCATACCAGAAAGCAACGCTAGTTGGTATACCGATCAAGATGGCTGACATTAGCGGCTTATCTTCCCACCATTCTGACATTCTCTGTAGGTTCAATTGATACCAACCCAAGATCTGACCCAAAGTAAAGATTCCGATACCGACCCAGAGGCTCATTCAATTCTCCAATAAGTTTGTGTTCTCAAACTGGACTGCGGAGGCAGCGCGGATTGAGGTTGCAATGGTTGAGATCATCTTGATCTCTGGACCTTCTAGATACAACTCTTCCACACAAGCTTCCTCTGCTTGGGCTAATAAGTCCTCAATATAAGATATGACTACCTCGCAAGAAATCTTCAACTCCATCAAGGTGAGCATAGATGTCCTCCCCAAGATAAAATTAGATTTATAGTGATCCTGCAATAGTGAGTCTATCTTAATCAGGTAGGTTCCAATTGGCCGGTGGATGTTCTCTAGGATCGAGATATCTACTTTGTGTCTTTTTGGCGGGTCTTGAGACATATGTTATTGACTTTCTTTCTCGTACTCTAAGAGGTCTGAATAACCTCCTACCTTTTTAGTATACCCTGTTTCTAGGTTATTTGCAAGTATAATTGGCACCGTCTTCTGCTCATAGAAAGTTTTCTTTTCTTCTAAGATATCTTCTCTGTCTTTGTAGTCCAAGAATGCAAACTGCAAATTTTTGGCCACACAAAAGTCAACTGCATGCATACAAAAAGGACAAGTAGATCTGCCGAAGATAATAAATCGGTCTTCAATCATTTAATATAGATCTCCCATTTCGGTGTTCGGTAGCTTCAGAGTAGATTGATTCAGCAGTACCAAAAGCAATAATGTCTTCAATCTTGTTTCCATGCGTAACCTTCAATAGCGAGAATCTCTCTTTTGAAAACTTTGATTTTTCAGATAATAGAAAATGGTCGGCGCCTCGGTAGTCCGTTATCGATACAATATTATCACTGTTGATATATATGTTTTTTGGTACGATATTTCTCTTGTGGCCCTGGTTTTCTATTACTAATTGCCTTATTTTGAGTAGCATTTTTTTCCTTTTTTGTTAATGTCCAAGTGACTTAAGCACAAAAGCACCAATGAGGCCGATGACTGTAGTGAACAGTGTCCATATCATCCTGGAAGATGTCTGTTTCCAACTTTCTAGTTCCCTTAGTCTGGCATAAAGCCCATTATCAGGATTGTAGACTGCCTCTTTGATTTTTCCAATGTCTTCGGACATTTGTTCTTGTTTGTCTTGCATTACATCGATGCCTGTACATACTCTGTCTATTTTGTTTTGTATTTCTAAAAATTGTTCATTGTTTTCTGCCATAAGAAGACCCTCCTATGTGTCGACACTAATAAGTAGTGTCGTTAGTGAACAATGCTGTGATTAGTCAACAAAAGAGTGCCCGCGACTGAGACTGCATTCTTTAGTGCGCAGCGAGTCACTTTCGCAGGATCAATAACACCGGAAGCAAACAGGTCTTCCTTCTCCCCTGACAGGAAGTTGAAACCTTCCAGGTCTTCACAGGTGCCCATCGTCAACCTTAACACCTCTGGGTTATGGCCGGCATTCTTTGCCATCGTGTTGAAGGGGGCCTGGAGGGCTTTACGAAAGATGTCGAGCGCTATGGCTTGATCAGGATTTTCAAATTCAATATCCAGCGCTGTGGCGATCTTCAACAAAGTCATACCTCCGCCTAGAACTATTCCCTCCTGTTGGGCAGAATTGACTGCTTCGAGTGCGTCCTCTATTCGGTGCTTCTTCTCTATCATTTCGACCTCGGAGCTAGCTCCTACTTTTATGATGGCCACACCAGATGAGAGTCGAGTAATCCTGTCCTGAAGACGACCGGCGGCGTGGAGATCGTCTGTACACTCTATTTCTGATTTAATGGCCTCGATTCTGTTTTCTACATCTTCATATTCACCTTCGCCATCGACCACCGTTGATTGAGATTTTGTGATCTCTACTTGTCGAGCTTTGCCGAAATCCAAGAGAGTCACATCTGACAGATTCTTCCCTAGGGACTGCTGGATAAATGTTGCTCCGGTGGCGACAGCGAGATCGCTCATGATGCCGCGGCGGTCTTCGCCATAAGAAGGTGCCTTGATGGCAGCGACCTTCATTGAGCCGCGGACGGTGTTCATTATTAGTGCAGCTAAAGCTTGGCCTTCGATCTCTTCTGCAATGATTATAAAAGGACGGCCTTCTCTGGCTGCGATTTCGAGTGCCGGTAGAATCTCTGCCACTTGATCAACCTTGTAGTCTGTAATTAAGAACAGTGGGTTCTCATATCTACATGTGCCGCGGCGTTCATCTGTGATGAATGCTCGAGCTGCGTATCCACCCTCCAAGGTAAAACCTTCAACTAGTTCTAGTGTGGTTTCATGCGATCGCCCCTGCTCTACAGATATGGAACCATTCTTTCCTACTTTGTCTACAGCCTGTGAAACTAGGTTTCCGATTATCTTGTCGTTGTTTGCAGATATGCTAGCAATATGCTTAATGTCTTCTTCTGAAGATATTGGCCTGGCCAGGTCTTCGATACCTTCACATGCCGCGGCAGTGCACCTTTCGAGGCCGCGTTTAATATCTATGGGGGAGGCGCCGGCTTCGATGTGCTTGTTGGCTTGGCGCAGGATCTCTCGGGCTAGAATGGTGCTTGTAGTTGTGCCATCGCCGGCTTCAGCGTTAGTCATAGCAGAAACCTGCTTTACAACCTCTGCACCAGCGTTCATATGTGGATCCTCGAAACTCATATTCTGAGCTACGGTTACTCCGTCCTTCGTGATGAAGGGTCTCTTATCTTTTTGGTGAATAAGAACGTTCTGACCCTTGGGTCCAAGGGTTGTTGCAACATAATCGGTAAGGGTATTAACCCCTTCCAGGACCTTGTTGCGAAGGGCCCAGCCGTGTTCTAACTTGGTAGTCATGAAACCTCACTTTATTGTTATACTACTATTATAATGTATTTTGGGAAAATGTCAAGCGGTTTTTTATTTTTCTTCTGTGCCGGATTGCTTGAGGTCTTTCGTTCTCTTGATGATATCATTAGAAGCAGTGATAGCTTCGTCTGCCTTTGATTCATCTTGCATTCCACCAGCCATATATGAGTAGGTACTATCTTGAACACTCTTTACACTTAAAAATATTCCAAAAATAGCATCGTTGATAAGGCTCGTCATTCTATTAAGAATGTTTTGCGTGTTCTGCATCCCAACATAAAGCTCTGCAAACTTCGGCTCAGCCTGGCCGTCAGGGAGTGTTCTTTTGTTTGTCAGGGTATTGACCTTTGCGACGACAGCCTGGTTCAAGTTGAATTGCTCTGTTGTCAGATATCCAAAACATTGCTTAAGGGCTGCTTTTTTTTCCTCATCAGTGCGACCCTCTGCATTGTACCATTGAACAGACTGCTCTATTGTAGCAAACACATTAGATGGGGCGCCCTTCGTGCGCAGTTTTGCTAAACGCACATCTTTTAGTTTTGATTTTGAATAGACAGAGAGAACACTATCTCCCGCTGCGGCGGTGTTCTTTCCGCCATTGTTAGCGTTCCTTGCTCTTGTTGCCAAATTTCTAGCCTTAGTTTTTATCTGTTTTGCGTCGAGTCCCTGAACTGCAGGATGCTCTGCAGCTTGTGCTTGAGTTAGCGCTCCGATGATGACATTTTCCAAGGCAGTCTTGCCTGCTCGCGGACCGTCGCGACCCATCATCTTTGAATCGCCCCTAGAAACATAGGCAGGCTGCGCCTCGAAACCTTCTGGTGGGTCTTCGCCTTTCTTTTCTAGCTTTTCAAGATACTCTTTATCTGGGCTGTAAAGCGTAAAGTATACATCCTCGGTCGACCAATTCATGGCTGCTGTAATCATATTGAAAAGGTCTTCATCTACCTGACCTTGTTCACTGCCATTAACGATTTGCTGATTATTGTAAGCTGCGATTTCTTTCTTAAATGCACCGACAAAAACCTTCTCAAGTTGTTCAGGCGAAGGAATAACGGAGCCAGGCAGAGTTGAGGCATAGTCTAAGTTTCGCCCTGTGATAAAATCTTTTGGCAACTGAACACATTTCTGAGATTTTGCCGAAGACTGGGAGAGGAGGTCGAAGACATTGTCCAACGTAAAGTCAAACTGATACCAACGGAGCACTCCGTTTATATCTAAACCTTCTTTTTGGCCTCCCTCAAATTCTTTTGTTACTGCGAGGTATCGCATAAAAGGGTAATCAAATGCTGGTTTTTGCTCTGCTAAATCATTTGCCAAGTCAGTAAAAGAACCACCAACATGCAGTTTGCCTTCCTGATAGAGCTTTAATGATATCGGCATATTTGAACCGTCAGCTCTTGAGACAAAGTCGGCAATAGTGCCTGTATTTGCCTTGACTTGATAGCCGGATACAAGCACAGCTAAGAACGCTTCAAAATTAAAGCCGGCTGAAGCGGCATTGAAGTTTGATATAACCTTCGTCAAAGTCTTGAAAAAAGTCAAGTAGCCTAATGCTGCTGCTATCTGCCTAGGCAATGAGCCGCTAGCATCTGGAAACATCTCTTGCAGGGCGGCATCGGGATTGTCGTAGAAGTTTGCCAAAGAAGCTATCTTTGTCTGAAAGCTGTCTCCCTGAATCTTTGAAAGAAACTGCTCAAGCTTGCTTCTCTCTGGGCCCGAGACAGCAGTATCCCCTTCGCCTGTTAGATTCGTCCATCCAAGCTCTGTAACGCTTATCTCTGGGATAGCTTGCAAAGTAACAGATACTTCTTTCCTCTCTTTGATAAACTGCTCTCTGAGCAGCTCCATCTCACTCTTGTGAGTCTTGAAAAGCTTGTCCTTTTCTACCTCATAGACTTCTGCGATAAGAGTGTAGAGGTCTCCCATGGTCGATACAGACGGAGTTCTATTCCTATTTGTTGAAAGTAATTCTTTATGCCAGCTCATTATATATCTCCTTTATATAACTAGATAATTTCGTCAGCAATTCCCAACTTAATTGCCTCTTCAGCTGAGATGTAAATATCTCTCTGCGTTTTGAGCATTTTCTTGATTTTTGCTTTTGTTAATTTTGTGTAACCAGCTAGAGCTTCGATATATCTATCTTGGACCCATTTAATCTCTTCTAGTTCATTCTCCATGTTAAATATCGTGCCACCAGTTCCTGCCATCACACTGTGCAACATGATGCGGCAATTCCGGCCGACGCGGCGTCGACCCGGGGTGCCAGCGGCGAGAATGGGGACGCCGGCTGACATCACTTTGCCAATCCCGTAGGTCTCTATGTTACATGTTCTCTTCTTGATCATATCCATGACATCCAATATTGAGAACATATCAGAAGCGCAACCGCCATGGGTCGATACGTACATATTTATTGGCCTTGAGACCGTTAAAATCTCCGAGGCTGGGTCTTCAGGGTCTTTGAGCATCTGGGTGTATGCTGAGGTTTCCAGATAAAGAAGTGCTGATACGACTTCTGACCCTTTCTGTTCTGTGACATCGCCATATAAATTAATTGTTCTTAATTCCGGCTGCTCATCAATGGGTGGCTGGATGTTATTAATAATAACAACTTGCTTGTCGTCTGTTGTTTTTATTTCCGGTAATGGTATTGTTCCGGTTTTCTTTTTCTTCTTTTTCTTCTCGGTCTTTTCTTTCTTGTCAGTCATACTGCCTCTTTTAAAAAAATTATTTGTTGTCTTTTCAAGTCTCTGATCATTTTCATAAAGTCGCTTCGAGTGGCGAACTTTTTCCTAAGAATTACTATCTCTTCTTCTCTTGACGGGTCAAAACCATTAGCGATGCTTGACCAATTGTGAAACGTATTTAACAGCTCAGACTTGTTCTCAGGTCGAAACGAAATCTGAATATTATATTCGTTTTCTTCTATTTTCCAGTAAGTTCCTTCCATTGTAATATTGTTCATAACAAATACCTCTAATCGTGATTAGCATTCGTTATAACTATTATATCAGATCTCTTTTGGAATGTCCATAAAAAAAACCCCAAAGTTTTTAATGCTTTGGGGTTTTGGAAACCTAAATGAGTGGTAAAGGTCGTCTCTTACTTTCTGCCCATCTTCTCACGTATGATTCGTTGGGTTACTCTCTTGAGGACTTCTTGGACAATCTCCTCTTGCATAACAGGTTCTTCCTCTTCCTCTTCTGCGCTCATCATGTCCGCCTCAGGTGCAGGCTCTTCGACAGGCTCTTCGTCCATCTCGGGATCCAAGTCCATCTCTTCTCCAGCGCCTTCGTCGCCCATTGCATCCCGGAGGCGGTCACCTAAGTCGATGAGAAGCTGTGCTTCCTCTTCAGAGAGGCTGACATCAGATTCCATTCCTAGTTCTGCGTCCATCTCGGGCTCTGCGTCCATCTCGGGCCCTGGGTCTATCTCAGGATCTTCATCTTCGACCTCACCCATGTCGACGTCCATTTCCATTTCTTCTTCGTCTTCTTGTTCAGTGACGACTTCTTCATCAGAAGTAGTTGTCTCCTCAATTTCGTCATCATCTCGTTTTGGGTCCATACCATAGCCCATCTCTTGGATGAAGTTATCAGTTAGGGGTTCTACGGCTGCCAGTTTCATGAACCTGCGGACCGTATTTTCGTTAAGTAGCTTCTTATCACTCATTTAAAAAATCTCCTTTTGTATACAAAAATGGTGTAAAATACAATAATAAATAGTGTTAATCAATTATAAAATCATTTTTTTATTCTCTTCGAGAGCTTCTTGAGCGCCTGCTTTTCTATTTGTGAAACCCTCACCAAAGAGACTCCAATTCTTTTCGAAATTTCATCTAGTGTCATGGCGCCATGTTTTTCAATTGAAACATACATGCAGTTATCGTCTTCTGGGTAGTCTATCCAGCATCTGCAGTTTTCTTCTGAACAGTTTTCTTTCCTCATTCCTGTTCCTCAAAATCTTCTTCGATCAAATCATAAATAAAATTTTTCTCTGAATTTGAAAGGCCTAAATCTTTCATTAATCGATCTCCTTTCTCTATCTCTTTTTTTGAATTTTGTCTCTTTTTCTTTCCCATAGTACTTTTCTCCAGTTTTATTTTTTCTATTGCTCGCATCATATCTAAGTCATTCTCAACGTATAACTTAACCAGGCCTCGAAAGAAGTTTCCTTGAGTTAGCCTATCATATCTTAGTCTGACAATCATCCTGGCGTGCTGTGCAGTATCATATTCGAATGCAATCTTCTTTATGGTCATCGCGATAATATATGAGTATTACTCTCTCGTTGGCCTGCTGGTGTCTGCCGGATGAACTCAGCCCTTGCTTGGATTTCCGGTATACTCCTACAACCAGAATAAGAAAGGCCAGATTTCAAATTCTGAGAAATTGTGGCTAAAATATTTTTTACGGATCCCTTATATGGAATCGTAGTTGATATGCCCTCTAGTGACCGGGCTTCGCCTCTCCAATCTAGTTGGGCTTCAACACTTGCCATGCCGCGGTATACTTTATATTTATTACCATCGCCCCTAGATAACACGTTACCAGGAGACTCATCCGTGCCGGCCAGCATAGAGCCCAGCATCACCAAATCGGCGCCGGCTGCGATGGCTTTAACAACATCTCCAGAGGTTTTGATGCCGCCGTCGGCTATAACGGTTGCGCCGTCGATGTCACGGCAATCAAGTACTGACTGGAATGTTGGAACTCCATGACCGGTTTGGATCCGGGTCGAGCATATGCTTCCTCCTCCGATGCCGACGCGGACTGCATCTGCGCCCCAATCTGATAAATCCTTATAGCCTGCCGCGGTGGCGACATTACCTGCAATAATCGTCACTTTGTTATCATATTTATCTCTTATGGTTTTGATGGCGCGTTCGGTCAGCACGTGGTGACCGTGGGCGACGTCGATGCAAAAGATTCGGGCCCCGGCATCATAAAGGGCTCTTGTTCTGCGCAGAAGGCCTGTGCCGGCTGGCAATGCAACAGAAATCTTATTAAGATGGGCGCTGTTGACCTCCTCTAGCGAATCTCTTAGGTTTAGAACCATCGATGCCTGTTCCCTTTCGGTATTGTATCGATGCAAGATCCCTAGGCCGCCGTATTGCAGCATAGTCATTGACATCAGACTGGCTGTAACAGTATCCATTGGGCTAGATATCACTGGGAAGTCTAAGTCGACGTCTCCCAGAGACGATTCAAGTGTCACTTCTCTTCTGGTAAGGATTTCACTTGGCCTAGGCACCAATAATACGTCGTCAAAGCTCAGTGTTTGTTTCAGTTTCATCTTCGTCTCCTTGAGTTACTCCACTATCATAACAGTTTGTACAGACTAAGTCAATGTTTTCTGAATTTTTATTAATTCTCCAGTTGTCAATATTTTGACCTTCTGATGGGGGCTGGCCGCACACCGAGCATTTCACCTGTCGTTTGAAGTTTGCCATGGCCGTTTTGAAATCTTTGGTAAACTTCTTGCGAGCATCGGCGAGTTGTTTTCTCTTGATCTTTCTTGAAAAGCTGGTCATCATAAATCTCCAGTGGAGCCAAGTGCTCCGCTGCCGCGGGCTGTCGAAGAGCCATAAACACTATCTTCGTGTATTTCCCACAGGACTGGCTTCTCAATACGGACAAAGACACCTTGTGCTATCTTTTGCCCGGCTGCAATGTGCTGAACCTCTGTGCCAATATTCTGCAGGTTTACAAAGATCTCTCCGTCATAGCCCTCATCCACCACACAGGCGCCTGTGACAAGTTGCTTTTTGCTGGCTACTCCCGACTTGTTCATAATCTGTAGCATACAGCCGGGCGGGACCTCCATTTTGATGCCCGTCCCCAAAAGCACACTCTTGTTGGGGTCGACACTAATGGTGGTGTCTTCTGAGTTTGAACAGAAGAAAAAATCCATGCCTGCGTCGGTGTTATGCGCCCTGTTGGGCAGTTTGGCCTTGGGACTGGTCCTAAAAACCCTGACCCTATCTATCTCATCGAATAACATTAACATACTCCTTTTTGTGTTAAATCTCTTTCTTCTATAAGTGTATAAGTAAAACTATTACTCCACTGGTCGGATGCTTTTTGGCAAGTGTCCATAAACTCATAAAAGTCTTTACTACTCTGAAGAACTTGGCAGCCGGCTGACACCCCTCCAGTATTGACCCTTGCATCCGAACCCCAATGCTTGTGAATATTGATCCCAAACCAGCCCTCTTCTTCGGGGCTGTGATAGTCGGGCTTAGAGTCTCTGTTGTTGTCTCTCCAGACTCTCACCTTCCCCCCTCTCTGAACAAGCGCTGTATAGCTTCTCTTGCCTCCATGCGTTCCGATTCGATATGTAGACCGGTACTGGTCGGGAACCAAAATCGCGGTACCCTTATGGCGGACCTCTTTGATTGGCATGCGCAATATTCTGGTACCAGGCTCAGTAGTGGCCGGATATATATCGCAGACCCACTCGTCCTCCGTTTTATACAGCAGGTTGATGAAATCATCAAATTTTGACGCGTCACCAGAGTCATTACGAACACCGATAATATTTAAATTATAGTCTCCTTTTTCAAAGAATGCGTGCCCCTTATTCTCAAGGGTCTCCTTATAGTGTTTCGCCATCATTTGGGCTGCAAGCCCTGTTAGTCTAGCCATTGTTATCTCCTTAAGCTAATAGTTTAAACATCTTCCTGACACTGAATGTCGAGAAGCCCCAGTTTGGATCGTAATTTAGTCGAGCCATGTAGGGTCGGTTAATATGGACAACATCGCGATCGGGGTCAACGCCCCAACATCGGATGGTATTCGTCTCGTTGTTATCATCGATCACCTTTACCACATAGAAATTCTTACCGTTCTTTGACTTCTTGAGCTTGCACTCCCTAGGAATGAACCAAGTTACACCGAGTTCAGCATCATACTCCGAGATCGGTGGAATGTAAAGTTCGTCTAGCTTACCTCTGACGTGTTCGTTAATCACTGAACTAATCGGGAACACACCTGTCAAAGTCACCAAGTGTTCAAGCTTCTCTTCTTCAGTGAAGTCACCCTCTGCGGCATAAGTGGTGATGTTATCTTCTAGGTTCTTGAGCTTTCTAGGGCGGTCAACACAAACAGCTGACCAGAAGTGCTTAAGACCAGTGAAGCGGTCATCGACCAGATCAGTTAGGGCTTGGGCTCGGCACAGAGCATCTAGCGCTTTCTTATTCAGCTTGGAATATTTTACCTTATCGTGGAAAAGGAACTCTTCGACCGTATTGAAGGGGCGATGATCAATGATCTGCTGAATTGCTACTGCGCCTAGGCCTTTGATCGAAGTCAGTGGCTGAACAAGAGTCTTGTTGTCCTCACTGATCTCCCAAACTACACCAGAAGTGTTGACGTTCAAGGGCTCGACTGCATAACCCATCGACTTAGCAGTGGAGATTGCTCGTTCCTTACGGGTCTCTGGCTCCTTATCCAAGAAAGCTGCGAGCCATTCCGCTGGATAGTAGTTGAGTAACCAAGCGCACTGAAAGGACAGGATGCAGTAAGATACCGCGTGAGACTTGTTGAAGCCATATCCTGAAAAGTATTCAAACTTGTTCCACAGTTCTCGGGCGTCGTGCGAAGCGATGCCCTTCTCCAAGCAACCCTTGTGAAACTTGTCAAAGATCTTATCCTTCTCTGCTGCAGCTGCACCAGTACCCTTCTTGGTCAAAAGCTTTCTGAGCTTGTTGCCTTCATCCAGGGATAGATCCTTACCCAGCTTGTGAGCAAGCATAGCGATCTGCTCCTGAAAGATAAGGAAGCCGTATGTTTCTTCTGTCACCTCACGAGTGGTCTCATTAAGATACTCTACCTCGTGAGGCGCCTGCTTTGAGCCGATGAACATTTTGTCTACGCCGGCGCTTAGTGGACCGGGACGATAGATACTTGTAATAGAGGCCAAGTCAGTAATATTATCTGGCTTTGCATTCTTGCAGAATGACTGTGCTCCAGCTTCCGTGAACTGGAAGATACCAGCCCACTTGCCTGCGTGGAATACATTCTTCCACACTTCTTCGTTCTCTAGATCGATCTTATCTGGGTGTAAGTGCTCGTCATAGAATGACCTAATTTGGTCAAAGGTTGGGTTCTCGATATTGTGATGTCTCTTTAGAATGCGCTCGACAGCACCTTCGACCATTCGAAGAGAAGCCAGCCCAAGAATATCGAACTTGATAAAACCCATTGGTTCAAGGTGTCTAACATTTTGCCCTTCACTCCACGGGGTCTGCCTGACCCCTCCACTGTTAATAAGAGGCATCCACTCATTAAGTCGCTCACCGACAACAACACCACCTGCGTGGCGACTAGCTGAACGGGTTTGACCATAGAGCTTTTCGACGTGTGTCTTGATATGTGGATATTTCTGCAAGAACTTTTGAAGGGTTTCTGAATACATCATCAGTTCTTCAAAGGTTGGTGCATACACGCCGGCTGTAATACCGTGTGCTTTCTTTGCAAGTGGTGTCGCCTCATACACCATCTTACTGGTCACATTGTTTACCTCGGTAAACTCAATGCCGTAAAACTTTGAGATGTCTTTGATCAATGATCGAAGTTGAAGGGTGTTCCAGTTTGTAATTGGGACAACAGTGTCGTCGCCCCACTCATCAATCAAGAACTCCTTGAGAAGCATCGGGTCAGATACATCGTAATCAATATCAGGATACCCTGTGCCACCCTTGGTCAAGAACCTTTCGAACTGAAGACCATACTTGATTGGGTCGACTTGTGTGATCCCCAGGACATAGGATACCAAAGAGCCGGCGGCAGAGCCGCGGCCGGGACCGACGAGCTGGCGCTCTACAGCCATATCAGCAATCGCTTTCATAGTCAAGAAGTACTTCGAGAAACCGCGGGATTCGATGATCCCTACTTCATACTTAAGTCGATCTGCATATTCGGTATTCTCTGCTAGTCCCAAGCTGCGGGCACCTTCAACGCAGAGCGCTGCGAGTGTCTGGCCGGCGGTGGAACCTTCAGGGACGACAAAGCTCGGAAGCCTAACTTGGTTGTCTGGAAGAAAAGCCTCGATACGTTCGTGGGCGATCTTGTGTGTTCGAGTGATAGAGTCCATAACAATATCATCATCGTATTCAACATTAGCTGACTTAGAATACTTCTTGTAAGACTCCCACATCTGCTGACCATTCTTTGGATACAGCTCATAGCCGATCTCCTCGACAGAGACAGGCAATTCCTCTGATAAGTAGTCCGGCCTTCCTCGGCCGAGCCACCCCAAGCGCTTGTAAAGTTCCCTGTCCTTCCACACTTCCGGGTTATAGTAATGAGAATCCGCGGTCGAGATCAACTCAATACCAAACTCATAATGCATTTGTATAATGTATTGGTTTAGTTCGTGTTGTTCTGGGATGTTATTCCACTGCAACTCTCCGTACCACCGGTCACCGAAGATCTTCTGCATTTTTTGAGTAGTCTCTCTCATTGCATCTAGAACTGCGTCGGCGCCGTTTTCTCTATTTTCCCAATAACTTCCAGCATAAACACCACCAAGACAAGCTGATGCTGCAATGACACCTTTGTTGTACTTCTTGAGTAGTGCGTAGTCTACACGAGGATAGCGGTAGAAGTTATTGCCAGCATAACTAGAAGATATCATCTTGAAGATATTTTGCAACCCTTCTTGGTCTTGTGCCAGGAGAATCATATGGCGGCGACGGTTTAGAACCGACTTCATCTTCTTCTTTGATGCCTCGTTCTCTACCGTTGTGCCCGAACTGGCTGCCTCATATTCTGATTTGTTCTTGGCAGAAGCTTTAATATTTTCATAATCCTTCTTCCAGTTTGCAACGGAAGGGATAAAGTAAGCTTCTACGCCAAAGATAGGCTTAAAGTTCTTACCTTCTTTCTGCATCTTTTTGGCGTGCAATACCTGTCCCGCCAGGCCATTAGCATTGCCATGGTCGGTAAGAGCGAGGGCATCCATTCCGTTGTTAAATGCAAAATCCATATGTTCTGCCGGATACCCTAATGCATCGAATGGGGATCCTGCCACAGAATGGGCATGCAATCCTACGAAAGGAATATTAGTTTTGTTTTTTGACGCTTGCAATTGTGCACTCCAAGTCAGATTTAATCATTTCAAGATCTTCAATTAGTTTTTCTTTTTCTTCTATATCATACACGATCGAGTCGTATAAGTCACGGAAAAAGAACTGCTGGTCTATTGTCATTGAGGAAAATGTCAGCGGCAGCGTGGCTGACTCCTTCGTGTGGTAAGCTAAGTTGTCGTATGCTTCTTCAATATCGATCATCTGTCTTCCTTTCTTATGAAAAATGGTTTTGCCATTGACGGGGGCATCTTTTTCAGCTTTTTGTTTGAAATATAAAATTCTCTTAGACTTTCCCATGAATCTAAATTATGGTAAAATTCCAATTCGACTTTTTTATCTATATCTATCTTATCATGTTTAAAGATTTTGTCAAGTGAAAAATTCTTTGCCGACCATCTTTCTTCAAGTGGTAAATTTTTATCTCCGCCTGTGTTGGTTTCATTGAGTTGGCGGCGGAAATGTAACCAACACTCAGGCGTGAAACTAAAAGGCAGATATAAGCCGTCGCGGACTGTCTTGCCATTGTAGCTGGCATACACTCTCTCTGAGCCACGGATTGCAGACCGAAATTTCTTTAGCGCCGTTGGGTCATATATGCCGTACGGAAAGGATACATAATAGCTCGTTGGCACTGTCCATTTTGAGATTTTTTTAGAGACTATAAAAGAGGTTAAGGCACCGTGAAGAACTGACCACCCCACAGTGTCGACTCTTTTTCTATGCTTTTGTAGAATTGGTGTATAAAATATCGGTATATACTCCTTGCAGGAATCAGGATGTCTTTTGAAGTCCCAGTTGTCATATATGTTGGGGTTTATAACATAATCCCCTAGCCTCTTCTTTATTAAAGGTGCAGTGTCGTCGTTGCATATGACCCATATAGAATCGCAGTTCACCAGTGCGCACTCGTACACAGCTCTTTCGATTGCTAACATATCTTTGGCAAGAGGGTGTAAACAGTCTGGCCAGGGCAGACCCAAGAGATCTTGCCGACCAGCAATCGGAACGATTCCTGCTAGGTTTCTACCTTTTAGGGCTGTATCCATCTATTATCTCCTGCATGCTCATATTCATAAACTTTACTTTCTTAGAATTGCTGTAAGTGTTTTGATCGATCGGGTGGACATAGCGCGAGAGATGCGACGTGATCAACTTTTTATATATATCAGTACCATTCTTATACTTACCTTTCTCTTTTAGGCCGATGTAGCCCATAGAGTTGAGATGACTCTTTAGTTTGAAGTTGGCTATTGTATCTGAATAATCAAAGTCATATAACTGATCTCTTGTCAGTTGTGACACCGTAACTATATCGGTGATATGTTTAGCGCCATCGACCCTCAGGGAGTTATAGAAGTAAATCTCTGACAATAATCTGTCTTCAGTGTAAACCGGGTTGATGTGCTTCGCTTGCTTTCCTAGGCGTTGTATTGTGAAATCATCTATAACCTCATACTCTTCTGCGTGCGTGCCAGATAAGGCGTTCTCGTGCTTTATATTGAGCGTCTCAAATATAAAGCACTGCTCAAACTCAAATTGAGCCAGGAGATTATCACTAAAAATTTTAATGTTGTTATCCGCGACTCGGACCTGCTTGACTTCCGCATAATCAATGCCAAGAGCTAGCAAGCCTAAATGTAATTTGATTTTCTGCCAAATTTGCTTTTTGTTTCTAGTACCAAAAAGTCTAAACTCTTGAAATTCCTTAAAAAACAAAGGGTAAAAACTTGAGGTCTGAATATGGTAGTAACCATTGAGGTATGCAAACATTGCAGATTCAACGGAATGACCCAGCACTACTTTCTCTAGTAACACATCAGAACAGGAGCTTGCGGTTCATAGCTTGCGGGAAGATACCTGAGCTGGCTCATGTTAAGGGCTCCTTGGTCTTGCTCTCTAGGTAGGCAGATCTCGTCTATAATAGACATCAAGTTGTTATACATTTCATCTGCTCGCGATGATAAATCAAAGTTGCGGCCGCCACCGGCAATTGCAATTTCGTCCCAACCGTAAAAGGCTAGTGCAAAGGTGTACAACTTTGTATTTGGGGCCGCCTGAAGCGCTGCTGTTAACTCGGGTGATCTAAATTCCGGATTCATATACGATTGTTCGTCTTCGTCTGTAAATACTATGATAATGCGGTCAGTCTCCTGTCTCCAGTTAAGAAAGAACCCTCCAATATCCGGGATAGACATAACGCCCTGCACCCATCGCCTGTTTTGAAAGTCGACATGCAAGGGCGCCAGGTTTCTCAGGGCTAACATTACTGCGTCCATATGCATCTCAAGACCGCCATCGAATTCGGCTGGGTCTAGGGCTACAAAGTCTGCAAAAAACTGAGGGAACATTGATATATTTGAGACCATCGTCAAAACCTCTAGTTCTGAGCGTGGATGCGCAGGGTCCATTGTCCTCGTTGGCCCAACAATAAGGCCCCAGCGGATTGCCTGTTCTGCTGCAAAGTGTTGGCCAAAACGAGACAGGGCCTGAGTCACTGCTCTGATTTCCCCTGTCATGGATCCACTAGTGTCTAGAATAAGCAAGATGTCGGTGTCTCTTACTTCTTCACCGTAGTCGACATTTCCATCGCAGTCATCGTCCGACCCGTTGCAAACCTCTTCCATTGGTACCACCTCGCCTTCACACAAGTTGACAGTCCAGTCACCATCGTTATTCGGGCCGCCCCAGCGGCCCTCGAAGCAGGACTGTTCACCGGGCACGCATATACCTGTCCCTAATGTATCTCTTGGGCCAGAATAGCATGCGCGTGTTAAGTTTTCGTCTAAAATGTCGTCGCAGTCTTCGTCAAAGTTGTTGCAGACTTCCTCTTGTATTGGTCTACCAATCCCGGGGTTGCATTCTTCGCCCTGATCCAGGGGCAGGAATGCACATAGAGCCATACACGGACTCATTGCAATCACGGTGCAATCAATATCTTGACAATAGCAAGTCTTAAACCCTTGACCACAGAATAAGGGCTCTTCTGCGCATGGAAACAGCGCGTCGACTTGATCAATTGTGCACAAGCAGTTGATACCCTCGTCTGGGATCCCATCGCAGTCATTGTCTAGGCCATCACACTCTTCGTCCGATGGAGGGCGTGCGGTACAAGAGACCCACTGCGCGGCAATGCAACTCTCTACTCCTCTCTCGCAGGGAGTTTCGCACTCTCTGATCAGGCCTTCATCCGTTAATTCGTCGCAATCGTTATCAACCCCATCGCAAATCTCCGGAGGAACCTCGCCGCATTCGTTACATACATTTCGCTGACCTTCATCGATGCTGCCGTCGCAATCGTCATCGATAAAATTACATACCTCTTCTTGCGGATCGCGGTTGACACAGTCTATTAATACACCACCAACACACAGGCCGACGCCCGGGCCGCATTCGTCCTCACAGACTATTGGGTTCTCATCGATGCGCTCGTCGCAGTCATTATCTATACCATCACATATTTCCGGATCTTCACAAGAAGTGCATGGGCCATGGATTATCTGCCCCTTATCACACAACACCCTTTGCCTGCCTGTGCGTCCATCTGCCAATTGGCACTCGAACCAGCGTAAAAAATCGCGCGAAGAACCGGGGGGACACTCGTGGGTCACCTGACACTCACTCCGATTAATAATCTGTGGGGGTGGACAGTCTGGATCTGGACCAAACTCACAAGCCTCTCCGGCCGGATTACAAA